GTCGGCATGCTATTAAAAAAACGACCACCTTTAGCACTATTACATGACTTACACATGCTTTGTAGGTTATCTGGACTCCACATGTCACCACCCTTAACTCTAGGTATGATGTGATCCACAGTATGAGCTGGCCTGTTGCAAACCACACACACCCAGCCATCACGATCGAGGATCTGTATGCGTAGCTTCTGCCACTTGCCACTACCTATAGCTCTTTTACTCAATGCCATCCTTTAATCTTGAAATGATTTAATGCTTTACACATAGAACCATATCTATTTAGATTGTATTTGATACCCCAGTCTACTTGCTTAAAGCCATCTACCTTAGCCAAGTACTTAGATCTACCTTGTGGTATGCCATAATGTGAGCCGTTGCGAGCGCTTGGATTCCACCTACTCTCATGATGATATAACTCATCTAAGCAATAGAACTCTGTGAATGAATGATTTAACTGAATAAAAGCATATTGCTTATAATAAGTAGGTTTATGTAATTCACGAGATTCAGCTCTTTCAAGGCCAACAATTTGTGCTACAAATAGAGCGGTGCCAACTAGCGTGCACCTTGCGAGCAATCCCCTACGGGGCTCGCCTTTTCGCCTTGAGGGCGAATGCGATCTAGAGCGTATCATATGGTGTCAAATCCTGTAAGATAATCGCAGGTCAGACGGCATGGCGAAGAATGGCACAAATTCATACTGATCAATCCAAGTACAATCATAACCAGCCTCACTCATTTGATAAATAGCTTTCTATAGCTGCGGTTACCATACCTGATCCATTAAACAGATCTTCAACTTTATCACCCTGTTTAACCCCCATAGCATCTAATACCCATATTGTCCAAGCGATAGGTTTAGATCCTGGGAATCCTTTGCGTGGTGCTGGACAAATTAAATAATCAACCATTTGTTTACCTTTGCCACGACCTTTACGATCTTTAGGTATTTTAATAATTACAGATTCCCAACTCTGAGTAATTCTAGAACCGCTAGGCAAAGATGCAGGTTTGATCCAACTTAAGATACGAATACCATTTTCAGAATGTGTTGGTATTACGCTTAAATAGGTACTTAAACTGTGTGTGGTGCAAGCTATAGCAAAACCATCGTATTTATGTAATAAATCCAATGCTAAATTGATGTGAGTTTCTGGTTTATCCCATAGGTAAGCCTCTGGATGTTGGTCAGCCCTACCCTTACCACGACCCTTAGCTCTACCACCAATTCCATACCATCTATGCGCTCTACCTAAATATGGGGGATCAGCTATAGCAAACTTCATGGCTTGCTGCCCCATCCATTACCCTTTAAGATTATGCCAGGTGCTGAATACATACGTGCCATATCTAGCCCACATTTAGGGCAAAGCATTCCACCATCATCCTCTTTGTATGTCCTGTGCACACTTCCATAAGTACCACACTCATTACAGCTGTATTCATATGTTGGCATTATCTAGTCCTATACTCTGTAAAATTATTTAATGCTTGTGCATTTTCTTTACCAAAGGCAAACATCCAAGTAACGGCTGGAATGCCTATTAATCTACCATCAGGCCTATTAAACTTTAATCTTTTGTCGTTTAATAAGACACCATCAGCTTTATTCCAAAGATCTTTAGCCCACTGGCTTTGGCTTACTCGAACCAATGCTATGCCCTTTCCATGCTTCACCAGTTTTTCCATAAATGGCCTTGGATTACTAAATGGTGGGTTCACCCAAACATTACCAAACCATTCTTTAGACAGACCATCATCTTTAGCTGTGTAATATTGTTTAATGGGCGCACCTGGCAAACCACCTTCAGGCGAGCATGGGTCTAAATCAAATTGCATTTTTAACGTATCAAATATCCAATTTGGAGTATAACGCTCATCTGTTTCCTTCATTTTCCTCCAATCAACTGGCAAGTGTGGCAGTCCACGGCTATAAATTTCCACATACCACACTTATCACATCTAGATATATCCTTATCAGGCACATCCAAAGCTTCTGCTACATTTTTTACGCCCACACAGCCACAGTCCATGCACTGATAGGCTTTGTAGCCTTCGGCCAAATCAATTTGGTCTAGCCATAAGAACTCAGTCTTCCGACTACACCCATTACATTTGAATTTAGTCACGAGCGATCAATTCGTGGCATCGAAAGCATGTGCCATCTTTGAAAACCCTGTCATCGCCACACATCTCGCATGTGATAACAGACTTAACTAAATGCACACCACTATCATCTATTTCGACAGTAACTCCACTGCCGTTGATAAATGCGATGTATCCCATGATTACTCCTTATCCTTGAAGTACCAAGCGCCTGTGCTGGTTTGACTAGCCCATCTAGCATGCTCTTTGATATTGCCTAAACACACATAACCATAAAAAGGCTTTTTAGTAGTCTTACTAATGCCTGTTCGTAGCGTCATGCCTTGACTACAGCAATCAACAGGTGGCTTAGGCGTATCTGGCACAGCTGCAACCCAATCGGTAGTATTCCACTGCACTGGATCTTCTAGCTTGTTTTCTACTGTAAAGGTTTCTGCTTTTCTGTTGACTCTAGCCATCTCTTCTCGACTTGGTCCATGCTTTTCAGTACCGATATTAGCCGTCTTAAAAGCAACGCCTCGAGCCGAAGTCTCACAATTTTCAAGCGCAAAGTCACGATTAACACCACGATCTGATATGACTTCTTTTGCGTGACCTGTTGCAAATGGTTGTGGATCAGTTGATTCCCTAAATAATTCACAACCAAAAACGATTCGAGTGTCTGACTCCGAGATAATCTTCGTTCGTACTGCTCCATTAGGATACCTTTCCCAAAATATATTTGAACGTTCTTGAACCGAGGTATAATCGTCTAAGTTAAAAGCCATTATTCCTGCCAATCTAGTGCGCTGTCTTGCATCGCCTCATGACATGTTTTGGCAATAGCAATATACGCAACTGCGTCTTTGTAATGATCCGAAATTTCTGGGGATTCAACACTGCGGCTGATCTTAACGAGTGACATGGCCATAGCCACTTGGTTTGCTGTGATCGGAAAATGAAAATAAGCAGACCATAATTCGGCAATACGACTATGTTGAGTGTAAGGGTGTCCGTACTGTGAACCCCTTGCGTGTATAAGCTCTGTTGCATCTGCAAATAGTTTCTCAGTTGTTGTGGACATCGTTATCGACCATCCTTCTATGCATATCCCAGCCATCTTTACGGCCTCGCCAGTAATGTATAGTTTTGACGTTTTCGATATATGTGCCAATAGCCCAGGTAAGTAATAATCCTACGACCACTCCCCACATAATTAGATACCCAAAGTCTTTTAGCTCTGTGTACATTTAGCCCTACTTTCTATGCTCACGCTTTGTGGCATAGCAATAGTGTGACACCTGTGTATGACTTTGTGGATGATTTAGAGCCTATATTTGATAACGATTTGATAACGTTATTTGTAGAGTTTGCCCTCAAATATGAAGCTGCCATCTGAATTTATAGGTATGGTTATTACCTGAACCTTACGCTCATGCACGTATGCCACGGCAAAGCCCTGTTGCCAGTTAGCATAGCCCCTTGTATACGCCATGCCTGAACTGCTTAAATCTACTAAATTGCCAACCTCAACACCCCACACAGTACGCCCTAATTGGCCTCTAGATGCCTCTGTAAAGGCCGACTGGCCTAATCTATGGGTATGCCCACACACCACGCTCTTACCAAGCCTTCTAGCCCCATTTAAGGCCGTTTGTCCAGGTACTTGGCTAAGAGGGAAAGCGTCACCATGAACGGCTGTCCAGCCTGGCGCCCAATCGAGCCCAAAGGGATGGAATTTAATTTGGAGTTTGTCATATCCCATAAAACGTTCATACTGCATTTCGGGTAGGTTGAGAAATGATGGGAGTCTTTTTTTAATTGATCGGTAAAGTCTGATTCCATGGTTACTCCCAAGTACATCTGTTACGCCTAAGTATGTTAGGACTTCTTGTGTTTGTTTTCTATCGTCATTTATGTTGCCGACCATCTCATCAATAGTGCCAGCATTAAAACCGCCTAGCTGTGGTAGATCAATCTCATCACCAATACAAATAGTTCTGTGAGGCCGCCACTTGGCTAAAAAACGGCCTACTGATTTGACACTTGCTTCATTAAAAAAAGGAACTTGCAGATCTGACACGAACGCAATTTTGCGCAATTAGTCCTCGTCTTCGTAGGGGTCATGGTCTGGATTAACTGGATCAAAATCTGGACTAGATGGTGTTAGCCAGTCTGGAAATACGTTTTTATCGCACATCCCTAGAGCTTGATCTACTGGAAATCCTGCACGTCTTAGGCTTAAATAAAACTCACGCAACGAGATGGCATAAGTATCCAACTTGGTATTAATCTGCTCATGGGTATATTTACCTTTGCGCTTATTAACCTTCTTGCGTTTGCGTGCGGTTGCCATATTGTTATTGTCGCTTATTCATGATAAGGAATAGATCATCGACACGCTGTTCTAACCTTGTTAATTGATCCTTCATACTAGATCCACCATTAGGTCTTAGTTCGTTTAACCAGCCTTTAACGAGAAAACGTAATCCGATTAGCCCGCCTGATAGCACGGCCATAACGCCAGCGCCAAAGCCAGCCCATTCCGCTGGACTCATGCTTCATCTGCACCGATGCCATAAGCTGTATCGGATTTATCTAAAGCCCTAGCTGCTGGTCCTGCAAGTGCGGCCACTACCACTGATACAACTGGATCTAATCCAAGTTCATTACTTGCTAAGAAAGTTAAGAAAGATACTAGAACCCCTCTAAAATAGGATTTAAGTACTGCCTTTTGTTTTTCTGATATTTTCATATTTTGCCCCCTAGTAGTGGTATATCGAACTCTCTGCCGTCTTTGTCGCCTAACTTTGTAAAGCTACAGTGAAGATGTGATCTGTGTGGGTTAATGCCTCTGTACTTACGCCACTTCCAATTTAGAATTTTTGAACATATCCGCCCGTTATAGATGACGTATGATATGCGTGGATCCGATTTGGCTGCGATTCTGATTTGGTCAGCCAAATAAGGTGCGAGGCTGTCGGATGACTGTAACCGAGCATTAATATCAATTGCTCTGACGACCCCAGACTTGTCTGGATTATGATCCGATTTTCTGGCGGAGTGACGACTATCGCCCAGCCATCCTTCTGGACTGGCAGTACTGCGATCTGGAAACCACGTATCAATTTGTTCTCGTAGTTGTACGCCAGCTGCACACAGCCAGGGTTGTTTACTCATCCTCAGTTACATTCGGGGTGGATTGTGCCGCTATCATCTCATCATAAGTTGACTTCAGCATTGAGGTAAACTCCTCGTTGCCTCGGTCAATTAAAGCAAACTCTACTTCTACGCCGTCAATTCCTGGTACTAAAAAAAAGGTTACATTGTTCATATTATAACTCCGCTGTTAGTGCTAGATAGCCTGATGTACTGTTATTTGCTAACGCTCTTGCAAATCTGCCACCAGTTATACCAGTAGCAAATAAATTAACATTTACTATATTGCCGCTAAAACTGTTTGTGTCAAATGATGCACTAGTTACTGCAATCAGAGATAATCCTGTATCTTGAATTGCTATATTTGAAAACTCTACTGCCGTTGGTACTGCTCTAAATCTTACTGGTAAATTTATAAAAGCAGCAGCAGTAGTGCTATTTACTGTCCAACCAGTTGATGAAACTATGGCATAAGCCTCTGTGCCATCACCTGCTCTGTAGTAATACCTTTGACAAGCGGCTAACTCGCCTTGAAATGTGCCACCTGCGTATTCAAAGGCTGTAGCTGTTGAACCTAATTCTAATTTAGATTCAGCAATATAAAGAAAATCACCAGCGGTAGTATCTGTTACATCTGACCAAATAAACAAAATAAGATTTTGTGTACTAGCAGTATCTACTGGGGCAGTTATTGAATATGTCGCATAAGATGTAGTTAAATTAAGATTCGCTGGAGTATTTTCATAGGTAGCGTTAGCAATTAAAGTAGGGTTTGTGCCTTCTGCACCCCAAGCACTGATTATGTCACTAGTTACCGTATCGGCTGTGCCTGACCAAGCCACAATAGCGGCTTTAACATTATCTAATTTAGTAGTAGCAGATACTTTAGCCTTAAAACTAAAGGTAACAGTATTGCCAACCAAACCTATTACATCTTTGTTTTCTATAATAGTTGCTATACCAAATTTTTTATTAACAGTTTCTACATCTAACGCTATGGCAAATTCACCATTAGTAGGTACTGTTGTAGTATTTTGAGTAACATCTATAACATCATTACCATCACTAAGAATATACCAGCGGTCTAATGTATAAGCGTCATCATTGTTAGCACTACCAGTTGAAGTAAAAGATGTGCCACGCTGGGCAACGGCAAAGCCACCATTTATCAAATAGTTTTTATTTACAATACCAACTGCCCCTGATAATGTGTTTAATGTGCCAGAAAGATCGTTCATATTGGCAGCTGTTAATACATCGCCTGTTACGTAATCGTCTTTTACTGGAAATCCTATAGCCATCTATACTCCTTAGTAACTTAGGACATTATAGCCCAAAGTACCATAAATGCTATTATTTAGGATAAATGCATCTATGACTGGCTCTAGTGTCGTGAACGTAGTTTTCCAACTATTCGGGGTTATTGCCATCCGTACCCCAAAAATCTGTAAGGTTTTATCTATGGTCGATCCGCCAGGTTGAGTAGTAATTACTTCAATAGGATCAAAGAAATCTAAATCTAAAGCTGCAATAATGCCTGAGTTGTAATTATCTGTGTATAGGTCTAAGACTATGGCATCGCATCTAATAGAAGTTTCTTGTCTGCTAGCCACATAAGCCAGGGCATAATCTAGGGCTACCGCATCTGTTTCCATAAGTAGGCCATCTAAAAAGTAGCTGTGAAGAAAGTATTTATCTATGCTGTCTTGGTCTAAAGCTACCTGTGGGCTACCACCAATTCTAGTAATTGTAGCCTTATTAAATATAAGCACATCATTTAATATCCAAGTAGCATCAAAGTAATCTATGCCTGTGCCATCATCTGCAAAAACTGTAGGTGTGCCACCGATAGAACTAGCTGTAACGCCTCGATCTTGAAATACAAACTCACCATTAGCATCTACATATAAAGCGCCATACTCTGACTGCGCTACAGTTTCTAATGCTTGTAATGCTGTGCGGTTAGTGCCTGGGTCTGCCTGTAATGTAGTTAAACCTGCATCGACATCACGCATGGTGGCTGGCCAGTCAATTTCATCTAATATCTCATTGATACGAGTACCTGATAGATCGCCAGCCGTTGCACCTGTTACAGTGCTTATCTGTGCTAACTGGGCTAATCTAAAAGCATCTACAGCTTGAATAGTGGTTATGGCTAATTCATCAAAACCTGAACTATCTGGGTATGTTGTAACATAACTTGTAATAAACCCTGAAAATATAGGATAAGTAACGCTGTTGTATGTAGCGCTTATCTGCACCTTCTTCATAGGTGTCAAAAATGTAAAGTATGGGCTAGATGTATTCTGTGGGTTAAAATCACCATTTTGATCTATTATGCGTAATGTAAGTGATCCTGTTTGAAATGAATCACTAAGAGCGGTACGGCCTCGATTAGTTTCTATGCGGTTAATTTGATTAGATACATCTACCACTAATGCAGCAGAATCGGCTAATATGTTTGTATCTAAAATACCTGTGCCAAGTATCATGGCCTGAGCAAAACTAGGGCCAGTACCAAAGTTAATTACTGCATTTATTACAGGTACTGTCATTAGAACCCTTGTCCAGCAGGTACTGTGCTGTATCCATTTCTAGTGGCTACTTGGATACTTTCTGCAATAGCTTGGCTCATCCTATCGCCTGCCGCAGCTGTGTCTACAGTTATTCTAATCTCTGGTGATGATGATTGGCTCATCGCTGGCGTAAATCCTAATGCTAAACCTAATTGTTGAGCAGCATCACTATAACCAAAATAAGGGTTATTGATTGCTACATCTGCAAGGTTACCCATACGGCCACCACCACCAGTGCCAGTAATAGTTCCCCCTGGGCCAATTTGATCTGGGCTAACTCCAAAGGATAATAATAAGTTTTTAGCAGCTTCACTTAATGCGTAAAACTGAGTAGTTAATTCTTCTGTGGCTTTCTTGCCTTCCATCTCAGCCAATAACTTCTTTGCTAATGCTTCGTTATTATCTAGGATTGCTAACTGGGCTCTTAGACGTAATTTAGTTTCACCATCTGTGGCTTCGTTAAGTGCCTTAGTTAAACCAATACGTTCAATATCAAACTTGTCTTTAAGCTGATCTATAGCAGTCTTAGCCTTTAATGTGGTTACTTCTTGCTTTTTTAACTTTAATAAATCCTGAGATGCTTTAATTTCTTGTCTTCTTTGTGCAGCTAAAATACGACCTTGTGCTGGAGTTTCTCTAGCAGGTGCAGTAGGGAATCTACCCTTACTGTTTTCCTGAGCCAACTTATTAAGCATGTTGAATATGTTTGTGCCAAATACAATATCGCCTAAAGTCTTAGCGCCAGGTATAGATTTAATCTCGCCAATTAATACGCCTAAACCTTCGATGGTCTTACCCGTAGACTTGCCTAGGTTTTCCATCTTTCTAGTAACTTCATCAATACTATTATCTTTGCCTATTGCTTGTAGTGCTAGTAATAAACCTTCACCAATTTCTTCTTTAGCGTTTTCCGATGCAACTCTTAATAAGTCCATCTGTCCAGCGTAAGTACTTAATCTAGCTTGCGCTTGGCCTGCAAACTTGTTATTAAGCTCGGCCATAATTGCATCCATGTCACCAGCCTTTAATAAGGCTTTATCTAAGCCAGCGCCTAATCTACTTAATCCTGTGGTGTTACCAGCGTAGGCACGTGATAAGGCTGCGGTTACTTGGCTTAATGATTTACCAGTAGCAGCTGATACATTCATAGCAGTATTTAATGCTTCTTGGCTTGTGGTGATTGATCCTGTTACAGTTAATAATTGTTGAAATGCTGGGCGTAATTCATCATCTAATACGCCTGTGGCCTTCTGTAAATTGGCTATGTATAACTCTACCCCTGGTGCGCTAAATTGGTAGCCAGTATTTTTTAACTGTGTCTCTAAAGACTTGGCAGCCTTCTCATCGGCTATAAACGCTTTTACTGCTTCTTTGCTGAATCTAGTTAATGCTGTTACTGAGAATGCAGCTAAAAAAGTTCTTTGAAAAGATTTTAACTGCTTTTCAAATATACCGATTTCTTTCTTGCCTTTTTTAAGTCCTTTATTATTAAAAGTACTGAGTGCAGAGACGACTATATTGGCCACTATGCGACCTTCTTTTCTGTAGTCTTATTAAAGTGTGTAGCTGTGGCATTAATAGCCTTAACTATTACGCCATAAATATCACCACTATCTTGCGCCCATGCTTTGTAAATCAAACGGCCTTTAGTTTTGCGACCACCACCCCTAGCGCCTTTAACTTTAGGCTGAGATGTAAGGGTGGGTAGATCAGTAACAAACTGATAGCCAGCGAATGGATTATTAGAACTATATGCAGATGTGCTTCTACTTTTTCTGCTACCTGATTGCTTAAATGCCATTGTGCCGCCACCCTCTGCAACAGATGTAAATGGCGCTCTACCTTGTGGGTTTAATCTACCTGCGGTCTCATAGATACGACCAGCTGCGCTTATGTTATAGACATAACTTTCAACTGTATAGCCATTACTAAATCTTCGGTTTTGGCCTTCTTTGTATCCAATACCACCACGAACAGTATCTGAATCATATTTAGGGAATGGGCGATAATCTACAGTAGATGATATTGGTTTAGCCCATCCAGACAATACATCGGAATTACTTACTACAAATCCTTTAGCCTTAGCCTCTACGCCTTTCATAACAGGTTCTACGGCTAATTTAACACGCCTATACATATCTTCGTCAATAAATGTTAAGCCATTGATAACGTCTTTAACGCCTACGATTTCTACTGGCATCTCTGACCTTTCTGGCTCTATCATTCAAAACCTGAACTATTGCGTTAATCATTTCTGAATCCATGTTAATAAATTCACTTGGCGCTATCCCAGTTTCAACGCTTAATGCAGCGATGCTATAAACTAAAGAATCTGGGCGTGTTATTTTTTTTCTTCGTCTAGTACCTCGACAGTTTCTAAGCTGTCAATAAATTCATCAAACGATAGAGATACTTGACCGCCAGCCCTGCGTAAACATTCCCAAGCTAGCCAGAATATATCTGACTGCTTCTCATCTTCACGCAAGGCCTTACTAATTCCCATGCCTCTTTTTAACTCGAAAGCGTACTCGACACCTGGTGTTATCTTGTGCTCAGATACATCACCATTAGCCCTTGTTATCTTTAGCTTTGCCATTACTACTCCTTAGTTAAAACGCCACTGTAGGCGATACTGTTACCACGGAGTTTACTGTAAAGGTCATTGAAGAGGTAGCAATTTCAGCCACGCCACCCTGACCTAGTGGAGTTAGGTTATTTACCAAAATTGAGAATTGGTAGGTTGGGTTAGCAGCTGAGACAGCAGTACCTTTAACAGTGATTACTGATACAGCTAGAGTCTTGCCAAATGCCTCATTTAGAGTTTGCATTACCTGAGCATTCGCCCACTCATTGTTAAAGTCAATAGTAAATGTTGAGTTTTCTAGTCCAGCCACGTACTTGTGAGCTGTATCGCCCATAGCTGTAATTTCTAACTCATCTACTACCTTGTTTATTACTGCGCTTGTTACGTAAGCGCTAATATCGATTGATGGTGTAGTAGGCGCAGCATTGGTAGCCAACTTAACACCTACGTTATTATTTAGATATATGGCCATACTTATTCCTCGTCTTTCTTAGTTTGTGCAGTTGGTTTTGGTGCGTCTTTAATTTGGCCTATCTTTTTTAGAAAGGCTAAGTCTTCTTCGTGTGTACTCATTTTAACTCCAGCTCGTTAGGATTGATACTGTTATTTCCGATGTTAATAAATCTCCACTTGCCGCACTTGTTATAGCTGGAGCGGAGACACTTGATATGTTCATAACTAAAGATGATGCTGCCAATTTAGTTACTACTGCTACTATAAAATCTTCCATACCTTTTAAGTTGCCTTGATTGTCAAATGCTGGTACTGCCATTAAAATTCTAAAATTAGCCAGTGGTGATAGTGTTATCTGTGTGTTATTGCTTGGCACTAAATACGGATCACTAGGTGTAACTACTACGCTGTTAGCCAATAATGTAGCTGGTGGGTATGAGAATACTGACCAGACACCTGCGTTAGTTAAAGCTGTTGCAAGTGTGCCACGGAGTGTAGTTACGGCAGCCATTAGCCTACCAGTGATGCTGGACTTGAATACGGCTGGATGAGGCCACGCACTCGGTTAATCAGCTGATAACCCATCCGATAAGGGCTAGCACTGACCCCATCCATACCGACCCCACCAGTCTGGCTTACTTGTCTTGCTTGCCAGATGTCCACTGCAATTATCATCGCAGCTTCTCGTATTGCAGGGGTGCTCGCATAAGATTGGGTCTTGTGTTCTGGGCCTCTTGCGTTGCCATAAGGTACTACTTTATGAAAATTTTGATTAGCTGCTGTTTTTGCATATTGCACAAATGAATAACCATTAGGGTAATTGGCTTGGCCATATTGATACATAAATACTGGAATTAGATTAGTAGTGCCTGTGCTTGGCGGTATTGTGCCAGTGATTGTGTAAGTGCCATTAAATGTTGAACCACAAGCGCTTACTACTATTTGCTGACCTGTTACAAATGCGTTCGGATTAGAAAGCATAAGTGTTGCCACGTTATCTTGTAATGCTGTGGCTACTACTGGGGCATCATTGTGCCATAAGTATTGTTGCAGGAGGTCTTCACTACTTTGACAGCATTCTTCCACTGTCGCATCAGAGTAGAGTGAACCAATACCAAGATTAGCCCGTAACTCGGCTGTTGTAACAAACGTTGCTGGCATCTCTACTCCTTTGCTAATAGCTCTGTGGGGCTAGGGCTACTAAACCCCACAGATTACTGATTTTATTTAATTAAGGTGTTGCTGCGAACTTGATGATTCCGTAAGGCATTTTGGCGATTGTTGCCATAAAGCCATAAATTGCTACCTGTACTTGTAGGTTTGATACTACGTTTACTGACATGTAAGCCTGTGGGCTGCGATATACAGTAAATGCCTCTGGTGCAATAATTACAGCTGAGTTATCATCAAATGCAGTCTGTGAGAAGTTCTTGTCTACGTATAGATCAAGTCCTAATACATTTCCACGAATTGAAGAAGGTCGTACATCTCCGCCTGCGTTCATTGGCTGAATTGCGTTGTAAATTGGTCGACCTGTGTTATCAAGTGCGCCCATCAAAGCTTGCCATTGTGCTGGGTTGCCGATGTAGTTCTGTGCAAAGTAGCCAGTGTTCTTGTAAACAGCTGCTGCTGCTTGTGCTGTATAAGCAACGATTCCATCGCTATCTGCTGATACTGCTGATGCTGATGTTCCTGCTGCTAGTAATGCTGTTAATGCTGCAGTGTCAATAGTTGTCAAATAAGCATTTTGTAGCTGTTGTGTTAGCTCTGCATAGAAGTTAGGGTCTGAACGCTCTAACAATTCAATAGATAGTGTGTTCATGCCTGAGTACTTAGACACTGTACCTGATAGGTAAGCAGTTTCCATGCCAGTATTTTGTACTGCGCCAGCCTCTGCCTCAACAGTTACAACTGGTGCTACACCTGTGCCACCACCTGCGGTAGTTACCAAAGATGGTACGTTAATTGTCATACCTGATGCTGGCAGTGTGCCTTGTGAACATGCATCGATTGTTGGTGTGCCAAAACGTGTGTTTGTTACAAACTCAGTTAGATATTGAGTTGGGTTAAATGCTGGGTTAGTTGAAAATGAGTCATCTGCTGCAGCAATATAAAGCTTAGATTCATCGCTACCTAGTGCAGCTTTGATCTTGTGCTCTGTGTACTTCGCCATTGAGTTAATTGGTGAACGTACTGAAGTTGTAATAAGTGGTGCTGTAATTGTAGGGCGTGCAGCTTCTACTGTAGGAGTAGCAGCCTCTGCCTTTGCTTCTTGTGGCGCTGTTGCTAAATCTTCCACAGGAGCCTCGCTTTCTTTAGTTTCGATTGGTGTCTCTGCTTCGTTTTCACTAGCAGCAACTTTAGTTACTTGCGCAGCTGTAAATGCTGGGCTTTCTACCAGGCTAACCTCTCTTAGTGTTGCACTGGTTACATATAAATACTCTTTTTTCTGTACGGACTTATTTACATCTACACCGACTGACAAACCATCGATTAATTGCTCGCCAGCAAGAATTAAAGCATCTTGACCTTGCATAGATGCGCTGATCTTAAATGATGCGTAGATTCCGTCTTTCTCTTCGTTAAATTTTTGCATGCGGCCTATTGGGCGCTCTGGTGCATGTTGCATAAGCATCTTGACCTTGCCAGGATCGCCTATATCTATTGAGCCTTTAGCGAATACGACCTTACCAACGGAAGTATTGCCTACCTCTTCGAAAGGTACGATTTTGCCTGCAATAACTCTGCGTTCTGTATCGGCAGCTTCTATGTGGCTACTGAATGTAAGTTTCATTATCTTCTTCTCTTCCGTTAGGTGTCATTTGTTCCATTTCTTTAGCTTCTTCCACATCGATTAAACCTAGATTTATCATTTTCTCTAATGCCTCTAGGCGCTTCATTGTGTCAGCTCTTAAGAATGATTCTTCTATAGCAAACTTAACTACATGGCCTCTAGGAGTAATATCATCCATGCTTAAACGATCTTCAATAGCACAGATAAAAGGCTGTAGTGAATATGCTACAAACTCTTTGCGACCATCAATAATGTTTTGATAAGTCATGCTGTTATTCATATCTGCGCTTATGTAATATGCAGGTACGTTCATCGCACGTGCTACTTGTGTGGCCAAATACTGTTGCGCTTCGTTATACATCATATCTTTAGGACTAAAGCCTGTGGTTTCGTAAGATAGAGTAGAAGTTAAATATGCTGTAGATCTATTTTGTCTGCTTTGCTTCCATTGTGCTAATAATCCTGATACTTGTTGCTCTGGTAGATCTGCGCCTGTGTTTTTAATGTAACCACTTGGCATTGGAGTTTGTGCAGATACAGCTGCGGCCTTTTCAATATCTAATGCGCTTTGTATTGTACGTGCTGCGGTAGTTAATACACCTTGTGTTAATCCCTGGAATGTGATAAGTGAACCAACACCAGCCATAGGTGCTCTAACACCATCTACAAAGTATTCTTCTACTTCTGTACCAAACTTATTCGATGTAAATGTAACTCTATTGTTAGCGACCCACTCAAATCGTGATGGTCTTAAATCATCTGCATATAATTCTGTTACACGCCAATATGCAACACCATAAAATAAAAGACTATCGACAGTCCATGATATGGTGACGGATCTTGGTTGCCGATAGTCTGGTTGATCTATCCAAAGAGGGTTCCCCAACTCCTCACCATTAGACTTTTTGTAAAGTTTTAATGGCAAGTATGAAACTACACCAGCTATAAGATTTCTGCAACGTGAAACGGCAGGTACTTGCATAGCAAAATTGCGATCTAATCCACCTGGGAAATTACCAACACCAGTTGTAAATGAACCATAGCCATAGGCTGTGTCCATAATGGCAGGGGCGTATTGCGCTTGGACAGTTTCAGTTTTTTTGGTTATACCCAAAGCAGACAATAGACCCATATGTATACTTTATACCATAAAACGGACTATTGGTGCAAGTTACACAAAGATTTGCGCAGTTTGTTGCGGTCTAGTTAATTGGCTTACGA